TCACATATCAGGACTACAATCCTAATGGAGCACCTAATACAGCAGGCTTCGGCGCTAACGGCGCTACTGAGCAAACTCCTGCATTAGGTCAGGGTAACATCACAGCAACTCCAGCAGTTGCCGCGACGGCATTCGATATTTTCTACGCATGGACTACTAGTTTCCAATTGGCTGCTACACTAGGTGCTGAACTTGGTGAGTCATATGGTGAAAAAGTAGATCAGCGTGTTTGCGATGCGTTCTTGAGTTTCAAGGCATCACCAACAAACACTAACTATTCACCAACTCCATTAGACGGCTTTGCTCGTCCAACACAGTTAGGTGCTATGGAATTGATCGAAGCAGGTGGAAACACTGCCAACGCAACAACTGGCTTCACAGCAACTACAGTTCTTGAGTTGATTCGCAATGTCAAGCAGAACTACAAAGTCGCTCGCTTGCCAGGCGCTCCAGTGATCATTCTTGACAGCAATGGTTCTGCAACTGCCGCTAACGTCAGTGCAGCCGGTGGATCAGGTTCAACTATGACTCGCTTGCTTGCTGAATTGACTGGTGGTGCTGTTAACCAGCCTGGCGCATATGGTGGTACATCACTATCTGCATTAGGTAACGAGTTGTTAGCAAGTGGTCGCCTAGACAACGTATACGGATGTAAAGTAGGTTTCACTACATTCCTTCCATCAGCAACACGTACAGTAGCAGGTAATGCTAACGCCAATGTTATCGTTGGTGCATACTTCCACGAGACTGCCCTAGTGACAGTACTTAAAGAAGGTTTGCAAATCAAGATGGGTGAAAAACCCGGTGGTTTACAAATGTGGTTGACTGGTCTTGCGTATATGGGTGCTGGCGTTGCCGATCCAAGACGCGGTGGAGCGATCAACATCGTTCAAGACTAAGAATTAAAATAGTATAGGAATGTAAAAAATGAGCGTACCTTATCAACGAATCAGCAATGCTACAGTACAAGACATAATCTTTTATGATCCTGCCGCTGAGAGGCGCGCCAGCCAGATGCAAGTTAATTGGGATGACTATTTCAAAGTAGGTAGTCAAGAGATCCTTTATAAACTTGAGTTCGGATGGTGGCCTAAGTATTGCGATACAACGTTTGGTGCCTCATACTATCAAAATTTGCCTAATGGGCAATTGATTAGTTCATTCAATCCTAGTCTGTTGATCAAAAATGATCAGACATTAATCAGGCTCGATACTTTCATGGCAGTGAAAATCTTCTACGAGAGTATCGTGTCTGACACATCAAACGTCAATGACGTTGATAATGTCAATTTCAGTCATGCATTACGCAGATTTGAATCAGAATGGGAGAAGGCATTACAATTGATGAATTTCTATGATCTGTACCAAGATGCTCCTAATGGACCCACAACGAAATTAGAAGAGAATTGGACAGCAGACGTAGATTACTTCAATAATGATAGGAGATATTTCTGATGCCGAGCAGACATCAACCATTTGTTAGTAAAGAAGCCATAATAGAATATATGCGATTGACATGTGATACTCTCACACCAATCGTTGAAGTCTCAGGCATCTATCCTAGCAATGATGATGTTGTACCGTTTGGCGTATATGTCAGAGATTGTCACCCAATCAGCAGAGAAGTAAACATCAATGGTATCACGCCATGTGGACAAATCTATACTGTTACTGATCAATTTGAGATACTTTATGTGAGTTTCCAAGATGACCCACAAAGCATCTTTGTATTAGGCACGATCAATGATCTTGCCGCAAACAGAGATTTCTTTAATGGTTATTATGAGATAACTTACACAAAGACTGAAGTGATCGGTAATCGTAGTGAAAAACATACCTATACATTTAATTTGAAACGCTTGGATTTTAATGATTGACGCCACTAACTTAAGGAGACAATAAAATGGCATACATTACAGTAAACGAGACAGGTACTTTCCCTGCACTCATATTGTCAACTGATGTTGCAAACTCTAACGTTGGCGCAACTGGTAATGGTTTTGTTTCTGGTAACTCAGCAACATTACTAAACGTGACTTGCTTGCAAGATGTAACAGTGACTAATAACACTGGTATATTCTCATGGACAGATTTCTGTTCTGCAAGTATCAACAAAGTCACTACACCTAGCGACAACGAGATCACTACTAACATCGTTATCGATGATGTAGGATTCTTCGGAGAAAGCACTGCTGGAAACACTACAGCGCAATACTATGGTGTTAGCGGTCTTTCACAGAACCGTATTGAAGTTGCATTCAGAGTTCAGTTGAACAATAGTAGCAACGTTGGTAACGCGGCACCTGCAAATACTTTCATCTATCATGGTGTAGGTTATTTGAGCGGTGTAGCACCAACAGTATCACCAGACAGTCCTGTGTGGGTTTCACCACTCACAATCGCTGTCAACGGCGATATGGGATCTGGTCCTAAGGTCTAATTGACCAAAGAAAGAGAGCAGAGCGATCTGCTCTCTTTTTCTATATGGATGAACAAATGAACACTAATAACAATACCTTCCTAAAGACTGAGGAAGAAAAATTACGCAGTCTCATAGCAGACGAAGCAAAACTGTTACCAATGTTAAACAACATGGAGCAGACACTCAGACAGATGAAAGCCAAACAAGCATTTCGTCTAGCACTATTAAATCAATTACTGGAAGATCACTATGACAAATACTCCGGTAATTAATAAATACATTATAACAATTCATTAAGGAGATAACAAATGAACATCAACAAATTCGCTTCAGTACCCAAGTTAATGCAAGTGACCATAGACGATAGTGATATCGTTGAAAAATATGGTGAAGCCATCACATTCCACACTTATGATATCGTAACGATGTCAACATATTTCGATTTCTTCAATGCAAGAAGCAAAGGTGAATTTGAGAATCTTGCTAAACTCATGAAGCAGTTGATATTGAACGAAGAAGGCAAGCCTGCATTAAAAGACAATGAAGATTTACCTATCGATATTGCCGCAGCCGCAATCAATAAATTAGGTGATATCTTGGGAAAGTCACAGAGCAAGGCATCAACCCAGAAGAGTGGGAAACAGCCAAAATGATAACTATAGGTCGCATGGCAGAAAAGTTCCACATGTTACCGCATGTGATAGAACAACAAGCCACGACCTATGATTTCATGATCGTAGATGTCCTTGCCGCATATGATCGTTTTCAAGCCAGTAAGGCTAAGAACAAGATTCCAAGTGCAGATGCTTATAATTTGTCACAAGATCAATTACAAAAGATTATAGGTAAGAATAAGAAATGAGCAAGATACGCCAACGATTGGATAAAGTGTTAGATACACTCAACGATAAGACTATCAGCAAAGAAGCCTATAACTTCTTTCATGACATCACGCCTGAGCGCAGTGGCTATGCAAAAAACCAGACTAAGTTGAAGGGCAACACTATCGATGCAAATTATCCATATGCTGGTGTGTTAGATAAAGGTAGACATATGACTAATAGAGGTATGAGAGGTAGTACTCAAGCACCCAAAGGCATGAGTAAACCTACATATCAACATATAAGAGATTATGTTTATAAGAAACTTGGAGTAAGAATCTAAAATGGCAACAGTAGACAATTATAAAATAGTAGTCGATGTCCAAGGCGAAGAAAGAGTCAAAGGGCTTAAGAACGCTGTTGGTGGCTTAGGTACTGCTATAGCAGGTATAGGCTTTGGTTCTTTCATCGCTGGAGCCGCACGATTTGCAGATCAGATGTTTGATATCGCAAGTGCTACTGGTTTGGCAGCCGGAGAAGTCAACGCATTCGCATTAGCCATCAAGGGCGCAGGTGGTGAATTTAATGATGCCGGCACATTAATAAATCGTTTCTTCTCAAATCTAGGCGAAGCCGCTGATGATCAAAGTAGCAAAGCCGCAGATGCATTACAAAGAGTAGGCATTGGTCTAAAAGAATTACAGACATTAAGCGAAGGTCAATTATTAAACAAAGCGATCAGTCAATTAGCAAGCATGAAAGAAGGTGCCGATCGCACACGATTAGGCATAGAGATATTTGGCAAATCGTTTGGTAAGATCGATCCTAAAGTTTTAGAAGAGATATTCAAGACACAAGATATCGACAAATTAAATGCTGAACTAAAGAAAGTCAGCGATACAGTTGGCGCTATTGAGGCTGCATTCTTCACATTACAACAAGCAACGATCAAAGTATTAGGTGAACTCACAGGGCAAACTGATGGCTTTAAGTTAAGCCTAGCAGACGCAGAAAAGATTATTAAAACAATTGGCATATCGTTAGGATTAATATTTGGTGCAAAAGTTTTAACTGCTGTAGCATCTTTCATTAAGTTAATGAAAGAATGGAATGTACTAACTAAGATACAAGTTGGATTGCAGGCTGCATTGCAAGCCTTGCAAGGACCAAAAGGTTGGGCTATATTAGCAGGCGCGGCTGCTGCTGCCGGTGGTGCCATATATGGACTCAATAAATTATTAGAAGATAATGCAGACTTAGCAAAAGACCTTAACACTAAACCAGCAGTAGATCAGCCTCCTAAACAAGGTGGCGCATTTGCAGGTGCTACAGGCATACCAGAAAAAGAATTAGAAGCAAGAAAACAGGCAGCATTAGCGGCTCAAGCAACTACTATGCAAATGAAGTTGCAAAATGAAGAAGCCAATAAACTACGCCAACAAGCCATCGACTTGATTGGTATAGAAAGTGATCGTGCTAATGTTATAAAAGCCAACTCAGATGCAGAGTCACAGGCAGCATTAAAAGTACAAGAACTCACAGCAAAGATCAACGAAGAAAGGGCTAAGGGTAAAAAAGCCAATCAAGATGTCATCGTTGAATTACAAAAACAAGTTGTAGAGACTAACAAACAAAAAGATAGCACAATCGCACTTAACAATGCTGAGTATGCAAGATTACAATTATTGAAAGAGCAAGAAAGAGCCATTGCTAATCAAAAGGCACAGAATCAAATATTGTTGAGCGATGCTATAGCAGGCGCAGAGTATGAGATACAATTGCGTAAAGCAAGAGGTCAGATCACACAAGAAGATGCCGCAAAAGAATTAGAAGCAACTAAATTGCGTTTGACTTATGAGACTCAAGTAAAAACTGTAACTGATGAGATCAATAAGTTAAAAGAACAAGGTGAGCAAGCAGATAAAGATCGCATCAAGAACTTACAAGATCAGTTAGTATTGTTGGGTCAACAGTTTAATCAAGACAAAAAGAATATAGAAACTAAGAGAGCAGGTGATCTAGCAGTAGCACAAAGTTATGAAGCCGGCATGATCACTGCGCTTGAGAATATCGCAAAATCGTTCACGCCAATACAGATGGCACAAGATGCTGTCATGATTGGTTGGAACAATATCAGTCGTGCGTTAGATACATTTGCTGAGACAGGCAAATTCAAGTTCAGTGATTTCGCTAAGAGTGTGATCAAAGACATATCATTGATGATCACTAAGATGTTAGTGTTCCAAGCGATCGGTACTGCGTTGAACGCAATCTTCCCAGGCAGCACTACATTGATGAAGATATTTGGAAGAGAGAAAGGTGGACCTGTCAGTGGCAACACTCCATATGTTGTTGGTGAGAAGGGTCCTGAACTGTTCGTGCCTAAATCAGCAGGTGACATCATACCGAATAACAAGTTAGGTGCTAGCACTGAAGCAAATATGACTGGCACAGGCACAGTAAATGCTCCCGTGTATAACACTTATAATAATTACAATATCAGCGCACTAGATAGTAAGAGTGTTGCGCAGATGTTTGCTGAGAATCGCAAGATATTGCTCGGCACAGTGCAGATGGCACAAAGAGAGTTACCAACTTAATAAATCATAGGAGAAAACAAATGAAATTAACAGAATCAGAAAACATCAGAGCGTTCCCGAACACCGGTTCATTCAATGTGTTTACATTAGCCGGTATATCGTTCATATGGGCGCACTTTTTAGGATTGATATCATTATGGTTCATACCATTGACAGTTTTACTTTGCATCATAGGATATGGCAGTGAAGTAAGACCTTTATATGGATTAAAACAAAAATAATTAGGAACAACATATGTCGGGTCTACAAACAATTATAAACAGTGCAGATAGTTTGACTATTGATCGCAGAAAGGTCGTGGGCATACAATTCACACGAAACGAAGTGGCTCGCACAAGCACAACACCTACATATCAGCCATGGCGTTTTACTTTGACAGTGCCAAGCAGACTTAGATATAGTCAAGTTCGTAGTTTACTAGAAGCATTAGATACATTAGATAGAAACACTCCACAAGTTGTGACATTTGGTGACAATGCTTGCTTGAGTTGGATATTCAAGTATCAAGGTACTATGTCACAAACTGCCATAAACAATATCACTGTCACTAGTTTCAATGGTAGCAGTTTAGTGTTAGGTAATCTTCCAGTTGTAGCAAGCACTAGAGTGTTGTTTGAGCCAAACGATTTGATACAGATTGGAAACTATACATTTCCATTCACAAGCCAAACTCAAGTATTGCGTGGTACAGGCAGCACAGTCACAGTAACAACTAATAGACCTAACATCATCACAGGCAACGTAGTCGGAGATGGCATCACAGTAGGTAATAGTTGTGAATTTTACATGTTTTGCCCTAACATGCCTACATACAAGTTGATACCAGGTGGGTATTTGCAAAGCAATGGCGTAACTACCAACAACGCATTGATAGAATTCAGTAATGCATTCGACTTGTACGAATGGGTTTCAGCGGCATAAGGATAAAATATGGCACAGAATATACCTGAAGTACAAAATACAGCGCAGATCAACAGCGCAGAGTTCGTTAAACTAACAGTTTTCAACGATTATGCCAATACTGCCAATGTCAATGTCTACACATTCAGTAGCGCATACAAATCAGAGACTATAGGCAACACAGTATATCTACCATTAGGTGGATTATTGAGTGTTGGCGCACAGAATCGTGATCTTAGAGTGACAAGCGGTGACACTATGATCGCATTGAGCGGTGTCAGTGGCAATAACATCTATGTTGTGTTAGATACCAAGATTCGTGGTAGCGAACTAGAAGTATATCGTGGCTTCTATGATGCTAATAACCAATTGGGTAACACATACTTACGATTTACTGGCATCATAACAAGTTATGCTATACAAGAAGATCGTGAAGGTAATGAAGATAATTATACTGTGACAGTATCGGCAAGCAGTTACAAGACTGTATTGCAGAACAGAGTAGCCGGCAGAAAAACAAACGAAGAAAGTTGGAAATTCTTCAATAGCAGTGACACAAGCATGGATAGAGTGTACGCTATATCGGGTGTTCAGTTTGACTTTGGTAAAGATCCAAAAGGTCGCAGTGTCGTACCAGGTGGAGGTGGCGGTGGAAGACCAGGCACTACTCCTGATAATGATCAAATGCAAGAGAATTAAACAAATGAATATAAGATCAGCAAATAAATTCGATCTACCACATATCTTGGATATGTTGCGTAATTTTCGTATGCAAACTCCCATAGATGTCATGCGTGATTGTGACAACGAAGATTATGTGAACAAATTATATCATCATATCATACTTGGTGGTGGCGTAGCATTGATCGCAGAAAACGAGAAGCCATTTGGTATGATCATTGGTGTCAAAGATCATAATATATGGGATCCAGAACTAAAAGTGTTGCGTGAGTTAGTCTATTGGGTAGAGCCTGAATATCGTGGCACTACAGCAGGATATAGATTATTAAAAGAATACAATAAGCAAGCGCAACAGTTAGTTGATGAAAATAAAATTAAATTATACACCATGACTAAGATGGTCAACAGTCCCGATCTAGATTTCAGTAGATTTGGATATAGAAAGACCGAAGAAGTCTGGGTAGCAGGGATATAACATGGCAATATTTACAGCGATAGCGGCAGCGATTGGTACAGCGATAGGTCTCGCCGGTACAGCATTGACAGTATTCACCGCTGTTGGTGCTACTATATTGAGTATTGGCGTCAGCAGTCTATTGATCAAGAAACTAGGACCAAATGGTCCTGCAGGTGGACCAGGTGGTGGTCGTGTTCAGTTGCCTCCTGCTACAGATAACAAGATTCCAGTCATATATGGTTCAGCATTTGTAGGCGGACCAGTTACTGATGCAAAAATTAGCACTGATCTTAAAACAATGTGGTATGTTGTAGCATTAGCAGAACATACTGACACTACAGCAGGTAGTGGTTATACTTTTGACATGAACAACATTTATTATGATGGTAAGAAAGTACAATTCGCTAGCAGTACAAGCCCTAACGTCACAGGATTGATCAACAATACACCTGGACAAACAGAGATCGATACCAAAGTCAATGGTAAGATTTTCATCTACTTGTTCACAAATGGTTCAAGCAGTGGCATAAACACAAGTGGTCAGACTGCTATACAAATATTACAAAATAGTGCGATACCAATTGGTCAACGTTGGACTAGCACAGATGTCATGACTAATTGCGCATTCGCAATCGTGCGTGTGAACTATGATGACAAAGCAGGCACAACAAGTCTTGGTGGTTTGATGTGCCGAATCAGTAATAGTTTGACTAAGCCAGGTAGCGTGATCAAAGATTACATGCTCAATACACGTTATGGTTGTGCTATACCATTAAGTCGCATCGATACAGATAGTTTAGATGATCTCGATGATTATAGTGATGAAATCATTAACTATGGTGGCGGTACACAAGCAAGATATCGCATAGATGGTCCTGTACAGACAGGTGAGAATTGCTTAAACAACTTGCAATACTTGACAGACAGTTGTGACAGTTGGTTGCAATATAGCGAATTATCAGGTAAATGGAAAGTAGTCATCAATCAAAGTTACACAGATTATACGACTATCAACAGTTTATACTTAGTAGATAGCAGTAATCTGATCGGTGGTATCAACATAGCACCTATCAATTTGAATGAGACATACAACGAATTAGAAGTCGCATATCCAAACAAATACATCAAAGATCAAACTGACTATCAAGTTGTAGAGTTAGCAGACTATGAACCAAATGTCATAAGTCCTAACGAAGCAGTCAATAGACTGAACATCAATTACCCATATGTCAACAACAGTGTGCAAGCATTGTATCTTGGCGTGCGCAAATTATTGCAGAGCCGCGAAGATTTGACAGTGACATTCAGGCTTGACTATTCAGGCATACAGATCGATAGCGGTGATGTGATTCGAATCAAGCATGATGGATATGGTTGGGATGTATTGAACGCTGGAGAAGGAAAACTATTCCGTGTCGCTAGCGTAGCAGAAGAGAAATATCAAGATGGTAGTCTTGGTGTGTTCATATCTGCATTCGAATACAACGACACCATATATGCAGATCGTGCATTATTAGATTTCCAACCCGATCCTAACACTGGCTTGACTGATCCAAATATATTTGATACGGTTGATGATCCTGTAGTCAGTGTATATACAGATGGAACTATAGGATATTTTAATGTCTCAGGTAATGTTCCTGGTTTTGGTCTAGTTAGATATCTAGATTTCAATTATGGTTTTGATGGTAACGTAGATAATCATTTCTATTATACTACTATAACTAATAGCAATGGTCAACCATTGACTGCAAATGCTACATTTACCATAGAAGCAACAGACATACCACAAGGTAATATATATTGGAGTTTGACTGCTAAGAATGATCAAGTTGGTCAAAACAGTAATGCTGTAGGACCATATAATTGGTCTGGGCCTGCGGTGACGACTGCAAATACTTTCAATGTATGTAATGCAAATAGTGTTGGCAACTTGATTACTACAGCCAGCATTGCAAATCTAACTTCAGGATTATTAGTCACTAAGACTAGTGGTACAGGTACACTACAAGCCAATACTAGAATCGCAAATGTCATAAGCAATACACAATTTACTGTGACATTAGTACCAACTGTAGCATTGAGTAATGCATGTATCAGTTTGACAGGTGGTGGTATTGTTGGTAACAACATTCAAAGTAATACTGTTACTAGTAACAATTTGACTACGACAGGTGTAGTTGCAGGTAGTTATACTAACACTAATTTAACTGTTGGCGCAGATGGTCGTATCACAGCGGCAGCAAATGGTACAGGCGGTGGTGGTAATGTATTCGTTCAAGGCGCGGCTATCGAATACGTAGTTGGTCCAGATGCTGGCGGTATGGCAAGTATCGCTAATGTGCCGCATAATACAAATTATCAATTATACAATCTTGAAGAAGGATTAGGTTCTGGTGTTGGTAGAGGTTACTTGAATGGTACCAACGTAGCAGCCAACTATATCTTACCATATTATAGTGGTACTTCAGATATGGCAAACTTGTTCATAATGGACAGTACTGCAGGATATGGCGCTCCTTCAGGCCCAACAAATGCGATTGCCGCGGCAACGCCATCATTAGCAAGTTTGCAAGGACCATTATATGCAAGTTATAGTAGCGGTACACCAAACTTGGGTGGATGGGCATTATTGAAAGAGATACAGAAACATCCAAACTTTACTGATATCGCAAACAATTATTATACTTGCCGTGCAGAGTTTCAATGTATCGCAACTGCGAACACTACATTGGTATATGGTGGAAGTTATGCATTGACTAGTGGTGCGCTTAATGATCATTATCTAAGTCAAACTAATGTCGGCACTGCTACATTGATCGCAGATCAACCACAGATCATATCGTTTAACTTTACATATAGCGGTGGATATCCAAGTAATAATGGAGTAGAGAGCATGGCGTTATGGGTCAAAAATATAGTGTCGGGAACACGCATATTATTCTTGCGTACAAACATGATCATGTTGGGAACTAGAGATGCTAATACTCAACCAGTGGGATATCCATTCTCACCATATATGTAAATATGAATAAATACAATATAGGAATCTAAGAAAATGAGTCTACTACTAAATGGCGCGAAAACAATGACGATTGCAGGCACTGAGATGCAGTGCTTGGAAATCTATACAGGTGAAGCATATACATTACCCATAAGTTTCACAGATGCAGGGGGTAATGCCGCCAATGCATTAGTACCCAATGCATGGGCATTAGCCGCTACTGCAAAATTCTACACAGTAGATACTGTAGAATATCCAGGTCCTGATAGTGTCAATCTTGGCAACATCACATTGATAAGTCCACAACCTGCCGCAAATGCATATACATTAGTCACCAATTGGTCTAATGCGCAGACTGGTAACGCATATCTATACATAGGTAATAATATCACTAATAGTGGTAACAGTACACCCAACGTAGCATTAGCAAATAGTACTGCTAATAGCACATTAGTCATCGTTACATTAGCAGTAAGCAGACAAAGTACTGCGAACGCAAGTCTTGCAGATATAAATCGTGAACCACTAGGATTCATAGTAAGGTACCAGTAATATGAGCGAAATCACTGCTACGTTCGTAGTTCAGCCTAACAACATCATTATTGATGCAGGAACACCTGGCATTACAGTAACGCCTACTGCGTTGAATACAACTATATTCACAGGTGGTTTGACTGGCGCTACAGGAGCAACAGGTCCTACAGGTGCTAGTGGTGCGACAGGCCCAAGTGGAGGTCCAACAGGCGCTACAGGAGCAACAGGCGCAACAGGTATATTGGCTGCTACAGGTGCGAACACACAAATATTGTATAACAATGCAGGTAACGTAGGCAGTAGCAATAATTTTACTTGGACAGATACTAGCAATATTCTTGGTATTTCAGGTAATTTACAAGTTATAGGTAATACGAAAATACAACAAGCAATGGAAAAGGTAGTGAGTAGTAATACTGCGCCTACAGGAACATTGAATATTGATTTATTAAATGGGGCTATATTTTATTTTACTAGTAATTCATCAAACAATTTTACTTTAAATATAAGAGGAAATAGCACTACTACATTAAACACAATTCTATCAAATAACGAAAGCACAACTCTTACTGTTATTATTACTAATGGTAGTCCATCATATTATGCAAATGTTATTCAAATCGATGGTTCAAATATAACACCTAAATGGGTAACAGCACCAATTGGTGGAACAAGCAATGGCATAGACACTTATACGTTCAATATAATTAAAACTGCAAGCAATACATATACTACTCTTGGTTCTAAGATTGGATTTGTTTAATGCCTATCACTGCATCACAAGGTGGATTAAGTTACATTAAAGTTTCAGATGGTCCAATATGGAAATATTGGATTGGCAAATATTCCGGCAATGGTATAATTGGCGGAAGTTGTTTTAATTCTAATACATTGTATGCGGTTGTCAACATTAATAATACTGTCGGTTTTGCCAACTATATTACTACTGACATTTGTAAAATTAACATAGGTACTTTTACTTCCAGCCCTACTACTCAATTAAGCCCTACTATTGGTAATTTTAATGTTGCAAATCCTAACACTGCCTACTGTTATATGGAGACAATAGAATATAATTCAAATACTTCTTCAGTTATTGTTACTGGTCAGGAAAGAGTTCGTGCACCAAATTTGAATGCTATATTGACTGAAGCATATTATGTATTGAATAGCAGTAATTTATCTATATCAAATCAGAGAGATTTTTTCGGAAGTTCTGCATCAAATATTCCTAGTGATAGACCCACACGTAGTGGAAATAATATTGCAGTATTCAATGATGGAAACTTTTATATTTCCGGAGTTACTCAACAATATTTTGCAAACAGAATTTATTATGCTCATAGTGTAATTGCAAAATTTGACAATAATGGTAATATTTTACTTACAAAAAGAATTTTACCTGATGGAGCAATAACTGCAAATAGAAGCACTGGTGGTTTTAGTGGAATCACTCAACTTAATAATAATACAATCATAATGAGTGGATCATTAGATCAGACTAATACTAATCCTTTTAGTTATTTTGTAGCATCTCTTGATGCTAATTTAAGTGCATTTAATTGGAAAAAGAAAATAACTAATTTTTCTAATACATTATATCCTAATGTTAGATTAATAACTAGTGACAACACAAGCAACATTTATATTTCTACGGATACTACATCATTTGGTCCAGGAATCTTAAAATTAGATGCTAATGGTAATATTGTTTGGCAAAAATATTTTGTTGGTAGTGCTACTACTAATTCTGCCATATTAAGTTGTTTATCTTATAATAATAATGATGTATATTTTGGATTAGGTAATTTAGTTGGTAAAGTGCATTCATCTAATGGGGAGATACAATTTGTTAATCGATTATCATCGAATGCCGGTGGGCAAGCCGTCAGTAATATAACACAAACATCTAATAATTTTATTTTTACTACGCAAATTAGTGCTCCTACTGCAGGATTACTTACCAATGCTATCTACAATTTTCCAGTAGACGGAACTATACCAGGTTCAGGTAATTATATATTAGGTAATCTTATATCAACTTATGAAAATGTTACATCACAAATTACAGCCATCGATGGTTTGTATCAAACAATAGATGCTAACATATCCATACAAAATGATAATTCTACAAATGTAGCCAGTACTAATACTCTTACTGGAAATGCTAATGCATACACTTTTTCTAGAGTATCATAAATAATAACATAACACCCTAGAGTTGCGAGGTAGCGAGTCAGGGTCAACAATGCGAGGAAGCAGAGATGGCAAAATTCAGTCAAAACACGCTCAATCAAGTGGGCGGATTCGATGGACAAGTACTAGCACAAGAACTTGTCTACAACCAAAAAGATTTTTGGAACTTAGCATGGAGTAACATCACAAGTTACCCAAGTGGTTGGCAGACAGGCACTACGCCAATCAACTTAACAGGTGCAACGATTGATGCGACAATCATTCGCAGAGCCATCACAAATTTCCGTGATAGTCGTAGTGGATATGACTTCACTATCACAGACTATCCATTAGTCAGCAAGATCACAGACATAACTGCTACAACTACAGGCACGAACATATTGACTTGTAGTTCTACCGCAGAATTGTTCATCGGTATGCCCGTACAGTTCAAAGGAACTGTGTTTGGTAACGTAGCGATCAACACAACATATTATGTTAAAGAAGTCATCACAGCGACTACATTCACGATCAGTGACACTCGCGGAGCATCGCCAACGTATACTCCAGGTAGTGTGTTTGCATTAACTACAGCAAGTGGTTCTATGACGATGAATCGTATAGAAGCATTACCCATATCATTGAGTATCACCAATCGTGACAATAGTGCTGGTACTTTCACGATGGTCATCGATGAGGAAACATGGGCTACTATAGGCAGAGATAGTTTGCAAGTCACTTACTCAGGACTTCCTGGTGACCCTGATCTCGGTATCAATGCTACAGATCCAGCATGTTTCACAGGCAGAATCAAGATCAGTTTTCCCGCGAGTGGCACTACCCCTGCTTATGATGAGAGCATATTCTTATTGTTCTTAGTCGCAAGCGATGGCGTTTATAACTAAGGAGTCAATGACATGGCAAATCAAGTAAATGTTAATGGCTCAGGTGTCGTACAAGTAAACATTGAACCCACACCAAACGTAGTAGTACAAGTAGATCGTGCGATAGTACCACAAGGACCTACTGGTGCGACAGGTGTTACTGGATCAACTGGCGCGACTGGTATACAAGGTCCAGTTGGTGCTACAGGTAGCACAGGTCCTCAAGGTGCAACTGGAAGTACAGGTCCACAAGGTAGTACAGGTAGTACTGGGGCAACAGGTCAAACTGGTGCGACAGGACTCACAGGTGCTACAGGAGAAACAGGAGCAACGGGACTTACAGGCGCAACGGGAGACACTGGATCAACTGGCGCTACAGGCATACAAGGACCCGTTGGTGCAACAGGAGACATTGGATCGACTGGCGCTACAGGCATACAAGGACCCGTTGGTGCAACAGGTTTGACTGGTGCTACTGGATTAACAGGTCCAGAAGGTTCTACCGGTGCCACAGGACTAACAGGCGCAACTGGATTAACCGGAGCAACTGGAGAAATAGGTGCGACAGGTCTTACTGGAGCCACTGGTCTACAAGGTGCTACAGGATTAACAGGTAGTACAGGACCTCAGGGTGCAACAGGAGATGTTGGACCAACAGGACCACAAGGCGCAACAGGTCTTACTGGAGCAACTGGACTTACAGGTGCGACTGGAGAAACAGGAGCGACTGGATTGACTGGTCCTACAGGTGCTACAGGATCATTCAGCGGTACACTCACAGCAAACTTAGATGCAAATAATTTTAGCATCAGCAACGCAAATGTTGTACAAGCAAATTATTTCAGTGGTGATGGCAGCAATCTAACAAACATAACTAGCCAAACTGCTAATATCAGTAATGCAAACGCATCATCAAATGCTACATTTTTCCCTGTATTCGTAAGTAATACAGGTAGTCAGACATTAGAGATAGACAATGTATCAAACACATTGATATATAATCCTGCTAATGGATATCTACAAACACAAGTGATCGGTACTAAGCAAGTCAATAATGATTTTGTTGGTAATGAGTTCATCGATCTAGATTCTGCAACATTCAGCGTTAGGATCAGCGCCACAGAAAACGCTAATCGTGGTGCAAACTTGATCGTTGCTAGAGCAGCCAATGTCGTGATCAACACTGACTTGACATTAGGAAACAGCAATTATTTCTATGCAGGTAATGGTCAAGGATTATTCAATGTCCCAGGTGCTAACGTCACAGGTACAGTAGCAAATGCTACACATGCTAATACAGCAAACACTGTTACTGACAATGCGCAACCAAACATCACTAGCGTAGGTAATCTAACATCATTGAATGTCATTGGTAACATCAATGGTGATTATTTTGTTGGTACAGGTGTTAACATGGCTGATGGTTACACAGAATCATCAGATGGTTTCTATTTTACATATACTTCTGCTAACCTATTAGAAACAAATTATGGTAATAGTTTTCCTGTAGGATTAACCATGTTTGGTAATGTCAGCAATGGTAGCAATGTCATCACAAATGCTAGTATACGAGTAGGTACGGTATCAATAACTAATGGATTAACTAATTATGGTAATCTATTAGTAGGCAGCGTTATCACTGGCTTTCCTAGACCAATAGGTGGATTGTCTACTGATCAATATATACCTGTAGATACTACTGTCACAAGCGTAGACGCGGCAAATAATACGATCACAATCAGCAACAACGCTACAGGTAATTTTAGTTTTAATACACAAAGCGTATTGAGAGTAGGTCAAGGACTTAGCGATAGTGCTAACAATGCATACTATATAGGTAATCTTACATTAGTCAACCAGATCGTCAACACAGATAGCACTACTAATTTGATTGGTGTGACGCCAAGCGCTACTACATTCAATATCGTTAGAAATGCTAACATACCTATAAGATTTGATGGTGTGAGTTTTGGTAATATCAGCAATAACACCACATACTATGTCAAGACTGTAAACGCAGGTAATAACACGATACAGATCAGTACTACAGGCAACACTGGTGCTACGCATACATTGACTACTGATACAGGTAACATGCTAGCAGTTAGTAGGATAATGAATTTCAATCCTATACAACCATTAAGTGCTGGTCAAGATTATGCTGGCCCATATGAAGTGCAACCTAGTTATGATGACTATACTGCTACACCAAATATAACATGGTCATCTGAACCAAATCTCGATTTCACTCAATGGACGAAATATATCGATGTTGATGGCACTATAGGTAACACTGGACTTAGTAGTATCGGTACTAGGATCAATCAAGGTGTCGTTATCGGTAACAGCGGTGTCAGCACATTGACAGGTAAAGTCAATGATACGGTTTACAATCGTGGTATTACATTAGTACACGACGGTCTTGATGCTAACATTAGTGGTGAAAGATTATATTACAATATGGTCAATTATACTAGCAATGGTCCTGATAGCACAGTTAACTTGACTAGTAGTAGTTTGCCACCTGGATTAGTGTTCTTTAGTTACAATGGTAACATCAATACGCCAGAGACTGATCAATATACTAGATCAGGTCGTGTGATCGGTCAGATAGGTTGGTATGGTGCGCAATTGATCGCCAACAACTATAGCCAAAATCCAGGTAGCAGTCCATATGCCGCTATAGCCGCTCAAGCATTAGGTGATTGGAACGATAATACTAATGCTAATGTACCAATGGGATTATTCTTCCAATACAGCCCATTGAACGCAAACAGTTTTATAGCAGGTACAACTTATAATGGTATCAATAGAACATTCTTGAGCGCGGCCAACAACACTACAAGAATGAGTGCAGCCACGAATATCGAGTTCTCGCCATTGGCTCGTGGCACTGGTGCTCAAGCAAGAGTATTGAGTGCGAAGAATCCACAAATATGGGCTGAAATCAGCGATTATGTTCAAGGTAATGCGTTAAGCAATGGTCAAGGTAGTTTGTTCAACATCACTAGCGCAAACGCAAGCCAGCATGGTAATGTAGCATTACGCATCAGCAGAACTAGCGGCAACAATGCTAATTTTGAGATTGCATTACCAAGCAGTCAAAGCAATACATTAGTAATATCAAGTAATGCTAGCGTAGGTACTATCGCTATGGAAGATATGCGTGTCATATTGAACCTAGATAATACTGACACTGGATTTGGTAGTTATGGATTAAATCAATATAATAACAGTAATAGTTTTGGATATAATCAAACTTGGTATCGTGCTAGAGGTACCCAAGCAAGTCCAAATAATGTACAAAACGGCGATGAGATCATGACACAAGATTTCAATTGCTATATCGATGGTGGCAACACAAATTACAATGCCGCTGGATTCAGCGTATCCATAGCGAATACTACGACGGGAGAAGTAAGCGCACTATTCGCAAGCCAGACTCCTACTATCAGTAATTTCAGGATACGCTATAATGTAGAAGTAGATGGTAATTTTAGAGTAGGTAACATTGGTAATAGCAATACTACACTGTATGCTAATGGATATATCAGTACCAATAATCGTATCGATTACTTGCGCACATATGGTGATTTCTATAGCAATGCGACACAGACTAACCCTGTAGCCAACACAGTCAACTACATGACTTTCAACAACACAGGCTTAGCGAATGGCGTGAGCATAGCAAGCAATAGTCAGATCACTATAGCAAGAACAGGCGTCTACAACATACAGTTCAGTGCGCAATTAGAACATGATGTCAATCAAACTGCTAACGTAGAGATATGGTTGAACAAGAATGGTAATGCATTGCCTGACACTAATACCATAATCACAGTTGGTAAAGATCAGAAGAGTGTAGCATCTTGGAATTGGTTAGCGAATGCTAACACAGCAAACGATTACTTCCAGATAGGTTGGGCAAGTAGCGATACTGCTATAGAATTAGTTGCAGTGCCTGCAGGCAATACTATAGCAAACGTAGCGATACCAAGCGTAATACTTACAGTCACACCCGTAGGAGCGTAAGGAAAATAAATATGCTAGAGACACTTATGGCTTTTATCAAATCATTACCTGCTTGGTTGGGTGCAGTTGCCGAAGTATTGGTAGTTGCAATCATATTCATGACGGCTGTGACTTTCCTCGCAGGAATTTGGTGTGGCTTGCGCATTATTGGGCGTAGAGCAAACAGTATTCAAGAGATACAGTTCTTCCCTCCCAAGATCATTTTCAAAGAAAATGATACAATAACTGTACCATTCATTGATCAAAAGAATAAATAATTTTGTAGGGTAAGCGACACATGTCCTAATGTGTTATATCTTGAGTGCGCTTATTCAACAGACTAGCCATAGTCTACCGTTAACGCTTACCCTACATCTATGATAAAAGTGCCCACTTTGTGCGAGTCTGTGGGCAAAGACATTTGATCCTATAACAAGTTTTGAGAGCATCTCCTTGCAAGGATTGCTTTCGGGATCAGTTTTTTATACGCACAGCCTAAGTATAGATCCTGATGAAATAGCAACCATGCAAGAATTGCATTTGGTATACAATCACACTTTCATCAAGATCAAATAAGAAATCCATGTAATCTCGCTCTGACGGCAAGTAATCATAATCTATGATATATGTGTAAACACTGTCACTGACATCTATCAATTTCATAGCATCATCCTGCGCGGCTTTTACCAATCTAGGGCAATCATTGATGAAACTGTATAGTAGTAGTTCGGTGTCATTCATATGGTAAGTGCCCGATTTGTGCGCCTTCGGAGCCGAGATTACAAATGATCAGCGGAGTATGGATGACACTTAAATGCTGAGATGCTGATCGAGATACACAATAGTAATTATACTTCCTTTCGTAATAAGTGCAAATATTATGGGCAAGTGTAAATCTTACCACTACTATGATCTTGCCAAAAACCTGCACGGTTATTTTCGCATTTACTTTTTTGATTGCTCTTGCCAACTGCGCCCATCACAGCGCCAAGCACTACGATTGTACCAACAGTAGTCAATAACTTTTTGTTGTTATCGACACCTGTGACATCGACACCATTGACATTACCAATAGTAGCACAACCACTGAGGTAGAGGACACTTGTCAACAATGCAACATTACGCAAATTCATCGTCATTCTCCT